GCAGTCCAGAAGATCCATAAGTCACAAAAGTTAAAATAATGCTAATAGAAGCCGTACAGGTCAGTATTCCCCTTATATTAGTATTTGCTAATATTTATATGCTTGTGGATTTATATATGTAATGCCGATCACCTTTACAGCGCACCCAATAATTAGACCTCCTACAGACGAGGAGATAGTCCTGCTTGGAGAGCAGGACCCTAAACTATTGGCGGCCCTGCACGAGGCGCACGAAGGCAGAATACAGGCAGCCATCGAGGACCCGATTCGCTATGGCTTTGACCTGGCGGGCTGGGACAGGATACGTACGGGATTGCGTGCGCAGAACGAAGTCCTGGCACTAGGTGGCAACAGATCGGGGAAAACAACTGGATGCGCAAAGATGCTGATGGAGGCCGTCACCGAAAGTATGGACGGGCATATCGTATGCTTCTCTCAGAACGCCGATACGTCTATCAAGGTGCAGCAGGCTGCAATCTGGGAGATGATGCCTAAGGAGTTCAAGCGCAAGACTAAGAGCGTAGACGGGTATATCAACTACTCTATGCAGAACGGATTCACGGCTTCTTCGTTTATCTTTCCAGATACGAGGACCCGAGTGGACTTCAAGACTTATACGCAATACAGTAATAACCAGACAATCCTGGAAGGTTTTGAGTTCGGGTTCAAGCAGCCCAAGGGGCTGAACATCGGGGCCTGGCTGGACGAATACCTTGGTGACGCTGCACTGGTAAACACCCTGCGCTTCCGTTTGGCTACACGGGACTCCAAGATGCTGATCGGGTTTACACCTATCGACGGCTATACCCCTTTCATATCAGAGTACCTCAAGAACGCAGAGACACTTCAGACAAGGCCTGCGGCCTTACTAGAGGACAAGGTGGTCCCTATACAGCAGTACAGCCCCAGCCGTGACGCTGCAGTAATCTACCTGCACTCCGACGAGAATCCTTTTGGCGGTTACGAACGTATAGCCAAGGATCTAGTAGGTAGGCCTGATTCAGAGATACTGGTCCGTGCCTACGGCGTACCAGTCAAATCAGCAAATGCTTTGCTTCCTTACTTCAATACAGAAGTCAACGTACTGTCTGAGGAACCCAACAAATACAAGATGCAGTTCCCCGACATTTCTGACAAGTCGCAGTTCACCTGCTACCAGGTGGTTGACCCTGCAGGCGCAAGGAACTACACCTGCATCTGGGCTGGAGTCAACAAGCACGGAGAGGTATACATCCGAAAGGAATGGCCCGACCGTGACAGCTTCGGGGAGTGGGCGATCTTCGGGGATCCCAAGTGGAGATACGGCCCAGCGTCGAAGAAGGTAGGACTCAACGTAGAAGGATACTGCGAGTTATTCAACGAAATAGAAGAGGACCTCGGCATTGAAGTCACCGAACGCATAGGGGACTCCAGGTTCTTTGCTAAAGAAAACGAGAACAACGACGACCTGTTTACTTCGTTCTATGATTTCGGTCTAAGCTTTATACCGTCAAACGGAGCTATGGAAGACCAGGGCATCACTGCACTCGACGACTGGTTCAACTATAACCCTAACGTAGGGATAGACGCAAGCAACAAGCCTCTCTGCTATATACACAAGGACTGCGGAAACCTCATAGACAGTCTGATAAACTATAACAAGCAGGGTAAAGCAGATGAACCACTGAAGGATTTCTTCGACGTTATCCGCTATCTGCGGATGTCGAACGGAGGCGAAGGGCCAGACTTTATGTCTAATGCATCTATGCAAACAACAAGAACAAATACAGGAGGATACTAATATGCCTAAGAAGAGACTAAAGACAATCGCTGAAGAACACGAAGTGCAAGTAGACTACATCGTAGAACTCGTAGAAACAAAACTGCCCGAGGGTAGCATTACTGGAACTGGCTACGCCAGGTGGATTGACGAAGCTGGTCAAGCACTGCTGGCCGAAGCCGTTGACATACCAGAGCTTATGCCTAAGAGATACATAGGCGTAGTGCACTCAAAGGCGCCCAACCGAAGCTATATCTACGTGTACATCAAGGAAATCAAAAAGAAGGTCCCAGTTGCGATACCTCGAAAGCTAGAGAACTTTCTGACCGAAGGGAAAAATGTAAACGTAGAAGCAATCGAAGACGACAAGGGGGTATCATATCGTTATGTCAAATGAAAATGATATTACATTAGATCCAGAATGGATCAGCGAACAGGTAAATCGTCTGGCTGGATGGGAATATCTAAATCGCTATGTTAGGCATGAACTTGATGAACCGATGCTTCCACAAGAATTGTGTGATAAAATTGGCGTTCACAAGGGTTACATCCATGAGATGACGAAATCAATCCGAAAAAAACTCAATGCAAAATAAATCTACTTTTGAATCTTTAACTTACGTTGATGCAAGTCCCGACATAAATGCACTGCGTAATGCCTACGACGAAACAGTAAACGAACTGGAGTCCTACTTTGATTTATGCCGCACAAGTTACGACGACCGCAGGAACTGGTGGCCAGGCAAGAGCCGTGATCACCGCAAGCACGGGGCCGATGCATTTCCCTGGGAGGGAGCGTCCGACACAGAGAGCCACGTCATTGACGAGCGTATTACACGCCTGGTGTCTTTGTTTATGTCTTCGTTGAATCGTTCCAGCATTCGGGCATACCCCGTGGAATCCAGCGACATTGCTCGTGCAGAAATAGTTTCATCCTTTCTTAAGTGGATGACTACCAGCGGATATATTCCACGCTATAAGCGTGAAATGGAGCTAGGTGCTAACTACCTGCTGGAGCGAGGCATACTGATTACATACGTTGGCTGGCACATGGAGGACCGACAATTCCTGCAGAAGCTTACGCTAGAGCAGATTGCAGAGCTGGACCCAAATATCTTTGGGGCAGTGCAGTCAGGAGAAAACGACGACGAATTAGTCTTCATCCTGCAAAACATTTTTGAAGGGGTCACAGAAAAGCGTGCAAAGAAAGCACTGAAGGAACTCAGGGATTCAGGCGAAGCCGAGCTGCCTGTTGTTCGCAGGCAGGTCAATGCACCAGAGATCAAGACCCTAGCCCCAGACGGGGACTTCTTTTTTCCTCCGTATGTAACCGACCCGCAGCGAGCACCTTATTGCTTCTGGAAAACTTACTATACAGCTCAAGAACTGGAAAACAAGGTAGCGACATCAGGCTGGGACGCAGACTTTGTTGACTACATCATCGAGCACTACCGAGGGGTAAACATTGATAGCATTGAAAGAGAACAGGAAGGCCGCCGTAGTACTAGCCTAACCGATAACGCTTACGAAGCAAATGAACTAATAGAAATCGTGTATGCGTACCAACGGCTGGTCGACCCTGAAGACGGATCCGAAGGGATCTACTGCACTGTATTCCACAAGGAGTACAGCGGAGACAACAACGAGGCGCCCGCCTACGCCAAGCGTGAACTGCTCAACGGCTACGAGGACTACCCAGTTGTAGTCACTAAGCTGTCTGAAGACAGCAAGCGTCTATACGATACAACAACAGTCCCAGATCTTCTACGTGGAATACAGAACCAGGTAAAAGTAGAGCGTGACTCCCGTATCGACAGGAATAGCCTAGCAACTCTACCTCCGATTCTTCATCCCGTAGGTCAGGCACCTAGCGACTGGGGACCAGGACGTATGATCCCGTATCGCCGCAAAGGTGATCTCGACTTTGCTCCGACCCCTGCCTTCAACCAAGGGTCGATAGAAATGGAAGTGAACCAGTCTACGCAGGCTGACCGCCTAGTAGGACTCGACGAGAACTCTCAGATCTCTAGTATACGCAAGCAGTTCCTGGTGGACAAGTTCCTGCAGCATAACGCAGAGGTTATGCGGATGGCTTACCGTTGCTTCCAGCGTTTCGGACCAGACGAAGTGTTCTTCCGTGTAACTGGCATTCCTGATCCTCAGATCATGAACCGAGGTAATCCCGACGAGAACTTCGACATTACAATTAATTACGATGTCTTGAACACTGACCCCAAGTCCCAGGAAGTCAAGCTGGCTCAGATGACTCAGCTTATCCAGCTGGACCGCAACGGGCGTATCGACGTTGACAAGTTGATTGCTGTTCTAGCGGGATCAATTGATCCTATCCTGGCGGACTCTGTGCTTTCTCCTGTAGAAGACGCACAGCAGCAAGTAGTCAAGAACGTCACCGACGACCTAACCAAAATACACGCTGGCATAGAAATGCCAGCCCGTGCAAGCGGAGGTCAGATTGCTATGCAAATCCTGCAGCAGTACGGACAACAGCCTGACATTCAGCAGAAATTACAAGAGGACGAGGCCTTCGCTGAACGCCTTCAGAAGTACGCAGGTCAGTATCAGTTCCAGATGCAGCAAATGCAGAACGCTGAGATCGGCCGCATAGGTACTACCCCTGCACAGATGGGCGAAGTGCAGACTCAATCAATGCCTCAATACTAATATGGAAAAACCTCAAATAGAAGAAGACATCGAGCACCTCAAGCGGCACGATTCGTTCAAGCGCTTTATTGATTTCATAAGGCAAATGCGTGAAGAGTGCATTGCAGAGATGTATGAAGCCTCGACAGACAAGATCCAACAACTTTCAGGACGCATACTTAGTTACGATCAGATCCTAACTATGTCCACCTGGGGCAAGCATTCCCCTTCGGAGTAATTTCCTAGCACGCATTTTGTGTGCTATAATGCAAAACATAGCTATCGCTCGGCGTTGAGGAGTGGAATTATATGAACAACAAAGTCACAACGGGAGACGCTGAACCCGAAAACTCTACAGCGGAAAAGACAAATATAACAGCGGAGGATTTTGCGATTCAACGCTTAGGGCAACCAGCCCCTGAACCACAGGAGGAAGAGACTGCTGAGGTTGAGGAAGAGGAGGCCAACGAAATTGCTTCTGAAGAAGAAGAAGGTACAGAGGAATCAGACGAGAGTACTGAAGACGAAGCACCTGAATCCGAATCAGACGAGCAAGTTCTTTCTCAGATTGATTTAGACGAAATGTCCGAAGAGGAACTGCGGGAACTAGCTGACAAGCTAGGCAGCCGTGCAGTAGCCCGCTTTGGAGAACTCACAGCTAAACGCAAGGCGGCAGAAGAAAAGCTAAAAAAAATTGAGGCGAAGCTTTCTGCTGATCAAAGCAATCCACTGCAACCCAAACAGGAAGTTAAGAACAATCCGTTTGCTGGCGTAGATACCCTAGAGGACCTACAGGCTAAAGCAACAGATGCAAGTAACGTCATTGAATGGGCTGAGGACATTATGTTCAACGCAGACGGATATGAAGCTGATGATGTAGTCACAGAAGTAGAAGGCAGGGAAATGACCAAGGCCGATGTCCGCAATGCTTTATTGCAGGCACGCAAGGCCAGGGACAAGTTCCTACCTGCTCGCCTAGAAGAAATCCAAAAGGTTGAACAAAGCAAACAAATGCAGGAGCACTTACGTGCTCAAGCAGAAG